TCTTTCCCTAAGAGCAGCAGTGATTACTGTTGCATCGAGGATATTATCAATAGCATCCTTTCTAATCTCATACCAAGTATGTGTAAAGGCATCATCGATAGTCTGAGTCAATGTTGGCAATGTTGCCATAGTTTCTAGCCTTTCATTTTATTTTAATTCAAAGTCTTCTAACGCACTGTTAAGCATTGCATCAAAACCTCGTTTTCCAGGAATAGCAGCCTTTTTATTGGTTACTGATGGCTTAGCTGTAGTTTTTCGTGGTCGTTCAGTTTCAGTTTGATTCTGGACATTAAAACCACTACCTTTACGAGCCTTTGCTAAGAAATATAATTCCTCAACAGAAAGCCCACTATTTTGCCTATTCAACTGAACCATTGTTTCTCTGTAATTTTCAAAGTCAGGATACTTTGCACGAACTGCATTTATTTCCTCTTTAATCTTACTACCCTCGGTATTCTCAACATAACTACTAATATTAGCTAGTTTATCTTCTAAAGGTTTTACAGAGGTCTGAATAAGACCAAATACCTTTTTGAGAACTTTACTAGTAAGTTCGTCCTCGTCATCAAATTCTGGTACTTCAACCTTCTTTTCATCAATATCTTGTAAAGAGATTTTCCTACCTTTTTCTTTGGCTTCAAGAACTTTTCTTACATCAGGGTCTGCAAGAATCTTAGCAAGAGTTGCAGAATCATTCGTTTTCTTTTCTAACGCTGCTAATTTCTGAGCTATATTGTCTTCATTATAATCAGGCTCATCTTCGTCATCATCATACTTATAATCATCTACACCAATATTGATATCATCATACATATAATCATCTTCAGGTGTAACTTCATCTTTTTCTTCTAAGTTATCTTTTTCATTTGCCATTCTCTAAATTACCTTTCGTATTTGTAGTAACTAATTTTGTTTTCTTATTCTTTTCCAGTAAACGTAATTTTTGATTTCTCAGGTACTGTCTATATTGTACTTTAACAGCCCTGATAAGTCTGGTTAAATCTCTAGGAGTTATCAGACCTTCCATTTTAACATCCCAAAGTTCCTTATCGTTATATTCTATAAATACTTTTTTCATTACAATTCCTTTCATAAGGGGATAAAACCCTTATCATGGTCTAAAACTTAATCTTCATTAGCATCACAAGTAACACCTCGTTTTTTACACTCAGTCCGTAGTTCTGCTTTACTATTAAACGTCATCGGCTGAGGGGCTATATGTTCCAATGTTAGGGGCTTCCAAACACGTGGAGAAAACTCAGAAACTAACTTAGTCATTATAACACCACAGTCCTTACATTCCTGTTTGTTCCTGTCCTCCACCTTGCATAGGACTTCCACCTTGTTGTTGCATATCGGACATTGGTAACTGTACACTGGCATTTTTAAAGACCTTTCTATATTCTGGGTTAGGCATTGAACCCTGTACTATATCGCGTAATTTAGCTTGATCCACAAAGGGATCCTGTACTAGCATCTGATAAAGATTAAGATTTTCAAGAGCTCTCTGACGAGGATTCTCTACAGGATTTTGTTGAGCAAAGGATAGGTCATACCCATAATCCCCTTTAAGCATTGCCCCATCATACTCTGTCCATGTTCCACCAACCTCAACCCACTTGGGTGCTCTCCAGTTGTTAAAAATAATACTATTAATTTTCTTAATTAAATCCAAATAAACTCTTCTAATCACCATCTGTCTTCGACTCATTTTTATAGATGAGCCTTCTTGAACAGCCATAACCTCGCTAGCTGTTCTTCTTCCTCTATACTCATATTCACCCATCTGGTTCCTAGAAAAACCTACTGTTTCTCTAGAACATCTTCTAATATATTCAGCATCTACCCCATAAAGAGTCATGTTAGGTTCACTTGGTGTAAAAACTTTTACAGCTTCATCTAGAGGTGTTCCTTGATTAACCTTAACACCCGCACATACATCAGAAGACATCAACTTAACAAGTTCTTCATCATCTAAAGACCCTGCAGAATACAAGAACTTAGCTATTAAAAGCTTCCTATGCTTAGCTGCTTGAAGGGATATGTCATTCAGTTCTTTTTGATATGGGAGTAAATAGAAAGCATCAGGGGTTGTCCAGAAACTTCTAGTTGTAGGAACAAGACTAAAATCAACAAAAGGTAAACCCTGTGTTTGAAGAGCATCTACATCTGACCTCAGAAACTTATCATGCCCTGTAGCTATGACCTTAATCTTTCCTGTTCTGACATCTCGTATTTCCCACAGTTCACAATATTCACACCTAACAGCATCACTAACGCTTGAAACTTTTGCGAGTCTACCAAAATCCCCTACAGTTTGGTAGGACTTGACAAATTCTTCTCGAGTCATAGTAGGTCGTAAGTTTCTTTTATTAGAATACTTGCTATCTGATTTAATATCTTCAATATGTCTAACAACCCTATGGGCTACAAAAGGAGAATCCTTTAGATTTGTAACTCCCCAAGGGACTACTATATCGTGTGGTAAGACGTTTGAAACCCAAGGCATTCCAGGTACTACCTTTTCACAATACTCAAGTCTATTACCTTTATTATCAAACTGAGAAAGACTGAGCCCAAACATACTCTCTTCCTCACTAAGATTAAATGGACTCCAACCATATTCAGAATCAAATCCAATCTTAAGAAATCCCTTACCCCATAAGAAAGCATGAAGCATCGAAAAACCCATCTCAGTTACTATATCAAGTTCTTCAAGAAGTGAATTATCAACACTTTCCAAAATCCTTGCATTAAGGACTAAATCCTGTCTTCTTGGTTTTACCATAAAATAGGGATATATTGAACTTAACTGACTAAGCATGGCATCACCTATTGAAGCTATAAGATTTGGACCTCTAGCATCTCCCAGGTCTTTACCTTCATAAAAGAGTGCTTCAAGCTCATTCCAAGAAGCTTCCCGACCATAGAGTTTTCTATACTCTAGACCATCTCTTATCTCAGTAAACCATTCATCAACAGCTAATTCTTTTCTCATATCATAGCTTTCTATTCTTATTCTGCTTGTGTCATGTTTGGTGTTTTAGTTACATTAGTGCCTTCATCATCTATGGGGCTGTCAGCTACAGAAAAATCATTGTTTGTAATCCATACATAATCACAGGTGTTATATATATATATCAATCTCGTAAGAGAGTCTGGTGGATTTACCCAACTATTACCCATAACAATAATATTTGTACCCTTTAAGTTCAATGTATTTACATTAGTAAAGTCATCGATAATATTATTTGTAAAAATAAAGTTTTTATTTGGAGCATGACCACCATAAATTATAGTACCTATTGTTTTGAATAAACAACCTCGGATTGTTAAATTTAAAACACTGGTGGTATAAATACCATAGGCTGCTGTATTCATACACGTACTATTATCAACAAGGATATCTGCACCTTTAAAGTACATACCCCACTTAGCTGTATCAATAATGCAGTTAGAAATATTGATTCTATCACCATCAAACTGCATACCGTTTTCGGTAGAATCCAAGACTCGACAATTCGAAATAGCAATATCATCACCCTCAGCCGTAATACCATTACAAGCAGAATTCGCAAAGATACAGTTCGATACACTAATCTTAGACGCAGTGGCACTCGTATTAAAGCAAGCTTTTGTATCCGATAGAATCCTGTCAATAATCACATTACTTACTACAACCTCTTCACAATCGTTCTGGAGTATGATACCGTTAGCAGTTGAGTTATACAAAGTACAGTTTGTAATAGCTATATTTCGAGCATAATTAACAAAAATTCCATGCTGACCTGCATTATATCCAGTTACATTATCTACTGTAATGTATGCGTTATAATCACCAGTCTCACTTCCAGTCTCTATACAAATGTGCTCCATTTGGCAATTTCTGCTGATAACATCTGATACAGTTATATGACTACTCCCGTCGCCGATATAAATTCCATGCTTTCCCCCATTGATATTTATATTCTTTATCTGGCAGTAAGTACAATCACGCACAGAAATATCATCCCCAGATGTCGAATGTATCCAAGTATGAGTGCCCGTACCTGTATCTGTAATATCTACAGCACTGCCGTCTACTGTTTCAGATAATTTAAAGGTATTATCAGTTTTGTCTCTTACATAGTAATCGGTGTATGTAGCAAGGCCTGCAGGTAAAGTATCTGAAGTTGTAACTCTTACTCGGTCTGTATTAACCAGTCCATGGTCTGTTGATGTTATAGTATCATCAGCAGCAGCAGCTGTAAATGTTGCAGAAAAAGCACTATCGAAATTGAGATTCGTTACAGTTACATTACTGCAATTTACAAAAAGAACCTGAAAAGATCCAGGACCCGAAATTTCTTGTAACTTACTATCTAGTGTCAAGTCTCTGACTTCAATATAAGTATTACCATTTGTATTATCTTCATTCTCGATAACAGAGATTGCAGAACGACTGGTTTTAATTATTGTCGCAGCCCCAATACCAGTTAATACCGTATAATCAGGCAATTTTATGCTGTTGGTTGTATTATATGTTCCATTTAACAACTGCACTATGCCGCCTGTTGCAGACAAGCTATCAATAGCAGCCTGTATCTGATTCTGGTCATCTGTCCCATCACAGACATAATCAGCTTCTGTTTTAAACTCAGCGGGGCTATTATCAGCAGCAACCGTAAGGGTTGTTTTTAATATCTTTGGCCCATATGAATATCTATTTCTCATTATCTTGCTCACTTTCTAAACTCTTGATAAGCATCCTCAAATCAACTACAACCTTATTCATATTAGTCAAATTTTCTTCTGCTTCTTCAAGGTGTTTTTTTAAATCCTCAATACTTTCCATTACTAAACCCCTATAAGATGCTTTAATAAAACAACTGCCGTAGCACTTCCAGCAAAACTGAATATTGTAGTTCCTATAATCATACCAATTATAAGATACTTTGAAATTAAAAGGGCTCTACCATGTGGACATGTTTCTATATGTTCCTTAAGAACTTCTTTTACTATTTCTCGAGCAATTTCTTTACATTCTATTATATCTTGATGGGATAATGCCACAATATTTCTCCTAAAACCAAGTAACATCAGCACCTATGGATGTACAACCATTTGTTGCTGAAGGTACACAAAGACAATATAAGTATTCAAAACCTACCATATCAAAAAACAGCGTAGCGTAGTAGGTTGTTTCTCCTATAGTACTTTCATGTACAGTAACGGTAGAATACCAGTCTGACTCTGTTATCGTAAGAGAATTACCATACACTGGTATTTCTGCTACTGGATCACTGTCCATTTCAACGCTATAATTTCCTAGGGTTCCTGTACCAGAGGCAATTGCTAACATTGGTCCACCTGATTTTTTACCCAACAGATACCAACCAAAAGCTGTATCTGATTCATCATAAAACCCCTTAAAGATTACAATAGCTGCATTTGCTCTACTCTCAGCATAAGATGCATCTAATACATCAGCAGAAACTGTGGTTTGTTGGGCAGATAATTCTTCCCAATCATACCTACCAGTTATTAGAAATCTCGGTTCATATCTTTTTAACATCACATAAGCCTTTCTAAAAAGGGGATAATCCCCATATCATACTAACAAGTTTGAAGTAACCTATCAAAAAGATTTTCATTCGCATCCTTCCTAAGTTCCTTCACGATATTTTCAAATGCAAAAGGATCATTACTATGCCTAATAACCTTTTCTTCATCGATGGTAAGAACCTTACCCCAGAGAGGCAACTGACTCGCTAAGGAGTCTATAAGGTCATCGTGTGCCCCAAGAGGAAAAGCCTGTAACTCAGCTATGAGATCAGACATATACTTTCTCATATAAATACTCCCATTTGAGAATATTGGTTGAAGTCCTAAAATTCTATTTGACTTTGACCTTCTTCCGTGGGTAAATCCTTCTACATAAAAATGATTATTTTCTTTTCGCATTCTCTCTCGTATCCAATAACTCAGCGTCCCCTGATACGCAACACTTTCTAAACCCACCTTTATCGGATGCCATTTATTCACATGTGCAAAAATAGCATCTATAAGCTCTCCAGGATTACACTGTTTCCTGAAGTAGTCCAGCACATATATTCTACCTGTCAATTTATCCTTTCCCGTAGTCATAACCACGTTATAGTCGGGATCCCCCTTAGTATCTTCAGGGTCACCTGCTAAATCAACTGTTGAGAAGACGCTGAGTCTTTCCAATGCTGGACAAGTTTCATAAAATTTAAACCACTCTGGCTGAAATACCATATCCTCAGACCTGATCGGTTTGTTCATATAAAGACATGAAAACAGATAAGTTCCTAAGGTTGCCTTTAATTCCTCAAGAACAGCCGTATCGAATCTTTTGGGATAAGTTGGAAAACCTTTTTCATCAGATTCACCCTTATCATTCTCCCGACAAGCCCTCATGGAAAACTTATACTGGGGTTCTGTATCTTGCACCCACGAGAGTAAATCCCTTTCATACCACCTAGTACCAACAACTATAATTTGTCCCTTTTTCATATCAGTTAAAAGAGGGCTTGCAAGCCTGTGCCAACCAATTGCTTGCTCAATCCCATCCTTTGTAGGACACAAAGCAGTACCACCAAGCTCATCAAAGTCAGGTGCTACTGTGTCATCTTCTATGATAATATCATAATGCCTAGAAGTTACTTGAGTCCTAACACCTGCAGCCTCAAAAGTGCTCTCGTTGTAAGCCTTTGATCTATTAAGACACAAGCTGTCACTTGTCCAAGTACATTTATTAGTTGGGAGAACTTCTGGAAAAAGTGTGCGGAGAAGGGGATTTGATTCAAAAGCGGCCTTGATAGGCTTTAGCTTAGAAGCAGCATTTTTATATGTATTCTGCACCAGAAGTACTCTAATAGATGGGTTTTTACAAGCTCGCCACATAGGGTATGCCTGTGAACACAAGCTTGTTTTCAACCAACCTCTAGGCAATATTATACCTACTCGATTATTATGTTCGTAATCTTCCAAAGTCTTACAAACAGGCATGTGTATATCCACATCCAACCAGTCCAACCCAAGAACACCCTTAGCAAAGAAAAACAAACTACTAAGGGCTTCCTTTCTCAGGGTAATAATCTGTTCTGGAGATAATAAACTCATACCTCTATAGCATCAACCTTTCTTTCCTGTGCTTCTCGTGTTTCTCTCAGTGCCGTAAAGAGTACATTTATCGCATCTGAGTCTAATATAATCTGAGCCCTTCCAGACTCACTCTTAGTAACTCTATCAAGTATTTCTGAGGCACTAGAAAGAGCAATTTTTTCATTCTCTGATTCCATCAACTCAACAGTTCTTTCCGCAGCTCGTGTACTATTCTGACGTAGTATTTCCATGGCATCATTCTCTGCTCGTATTTCTTTCTCAGTGTCTATATCTCTTTGCGTTTCTTTAAATCTTGCGAGCTCATCCTGAAACAGGGGTGAGTTCGTGATATTTCCTACAGTTTGTTTTGTAACTCCAGTCGCCTGAGCAATATCCTTAGGATTATACCCCGATGCACATAACTCCATAATCTTAAAATGACGAGGAAGCATTCTCTGAATCTCCCTACTTCTATCTATAGTGTCTCCAGGTTTTAAGTTTTGAATATTCTTAGCAAATGCCATTTCAAGTTGTCCTTAAAAAATATCGTTTCATAGGTATATCGGGCGGGGGTAGTGTATAAAGGAATTTTAGGGTGTTTTTAACAGGGGTAAAGCGGCTTGGACGCGTTAAGGGGCGGGGGGTAGGCCATTGGTCGGGATAGCCGCGATAGCGGGATAGGCGGGCTTATAGGCGGCTTAGTGGGCGGCCGGTAGGCCAGGCGGGAGCGGTAGGTGACCGGATACATAAAGCTACATTTATATAACTATTTTTGGGATAGTTTTTTACAGAACAGTTTTTATACGCGCGGGGCGGCTGGGGGGTGGACCGGATTGTGGATAATAAATATCTGTTTATATTATAAACAATATATATAGACAGGTGTTTATCTTGACCTGGTCGAGCTTACCTGGACCTGGATAAGCCGATATAAATATGTTTATATCGACCTGGTCGAGCCTATAAATTTTTTTATTTTTTTTATTTTTTTCTGGACAAACTTATATAAATGTGTTATTATAGTTGTATGGATATTAAAGAGTTTAATATCCAGAATATTAAAAACTTTTATTGAAAGGGATTAAAAATGGAAATTCAAATGATTAAGCAGGATAAAGGCAAGTACTATCAATTCGGTGTGATGTTTCCCGATACGACAGATATTGCCGTCTTCAAAGAGCAATTCTGTAAACAGAATGATATCAATAGCAAAGAATTTAATAATGCTATGTTATCAGGACTAGCATTATTCTTTTCTGGTCAGGCCCTTAAAAAGAGCAAGCCCAATGCCATAGACTATCTAAAAACATTGGGTACGCCAGAAAAGCAACTTGAGTTTTTAAATCTTAATAGTTC